CCGATGAAGGCTCCGATTAAAACCGACTGGAGCGACGCTAAAAATATCTTTCGCCCTGTAACCGACGGCAAAACAAAGCAGTCGGCAGAGGCGACGGCGTTGATGAGTCCGCCAACCGCCCCCGCCAAAACACAGACCCAAGAGAACTCCCATTGCGAAAGCATCTCTATCATGTCTGCAGTAACGCTCCTTCGAAAAAGATTTTACGTCACGCTTGAACCGACCAGACCGATAACGTCAACCGCACCGAAGCTGAACGCCATAGTGATAGCGTTCATGATTCCCTGAGTCCTGAAGTCGCGTTCGGTCACTACGGATGGCTTTTCTCTCCAGAAGAACTTCATGGAACCAACCGAAGGCGACGCGAACAGGAACCAGTCGTTGCTGTCGGTCAGGTAAGGGTTGACGATAACGTCTACCGTACCCTTGAACGGGTTGACGGTACCCGCGTTCGCTTGGAACGGCGACGAAGCACCCGTCGTGGGGTAAGCCATGCTCCCCACCAGTGTTTTTGCCGTGACTTCCAGCTCAGGCGGAACAACAAGCACCGCAGGCTCTACCATAATTGGGTTGCCCCGCCAATCAACGGCTCTGCGGAACAAACGTAACGCCTCTGCCAAAGAAACGTCGTTCAACGCTGCGGTCAGCTTGTTACTGTAGGTGCCCCCTTCAATCGGGTGGTCGGTGGCGAACAGGGTCTTTCCGTCCACCCACGTCGGGTTTGTTGCGTAAAACGCCGTAGTCAGCAGCTCAATGGTGTTTTGTGCTGCTCTTACAGCCGTTCGCGTCAAACGCCCAGACACCACCTGATACTGGTCGCCACGCATTAGGCGTTTTGAGATAGCCCACGCATAGCCGTAATCCTTATGAACGAACAACACTTTGTAACCGTTAGAGGTGCCAATGAACGGCAACTCTGCGCCGTCAGAATCCCATTCGGGAAGCGACGGAAGCCCTACGATGTGCTGGTACTCTTCATACTCTTTGTCCGATGTGTCCACTTCGTAGATTTGTCCATAGATGTTGGGCTTTTGGAACTCTCTCATTAAGATTTCGGTAAGCCCTACCCGTAACAAGTTCAATTGCCCACTCGTAATCATAAACTCACCCCCTCTTTAACTTTTGCGCTTTCGCCCCTTCTGGGCTAATTCCTGAAAGCGACGCTTTCCGTACTTTTTCCGCCCAATCCATGCAGCCAACGCATCGGGGTCTTCTGCGCCTCGACGCTTTAGGCTTCCGCTGAGCTGCTTAAAACGCTCTCCGCTGCCCAAAGGCGGTTTTCGTTTAGCCATCTAACAACACCCCCCCCCGTTAATCACTATTACGGCAGCGTGGCTCCGTCTACCACGAAACCTGCGTCCAGAGCAACCACCAACCAGCCGTAGTCTTTCGGATGGGTCGGCATGTCTTTGACCAACGGCAACGGTCTGATGATTTTCACCAGCCTGAACTCAGGCTCACCCGTAACGGTCGTGTCTGACACCACAGGAACAGTATAGGTGACTCCGTTGATGGTCACATTCAAGCCGTATATCCAGAGCTTTTTCCCGACGGGAAAATCAGGCACCTGTGCAATAGCACCCCCGCTGAGGTAGCGGAAAGCCACCCAAACGGGATGACCCAAGTTTAACATCTGGACGGTAATCTTACCGCGAACGCCCCCGCCGTCAATGTCGTTTTTCTTCTCTGGATAGGAGTCAATAATCCCAAAGCATTTGTTACTGTAGTTGTCCGACCCAACGGTCTCAGTCTGGTGCCATGCGGTGTTGTTTGCCAACAGGATGGTGTCCAACACGGGGTCGGCTCCGCTCTTGACCCTCTGCCGTACGAAACACCCCCTGTATTTCGCTACCCCAGTCGTCGGCGTGAAGTCGTCAATATGGACGGTTTCGGTAACACCTTTAATCACACGAGGGGCTACGTCTTCAATAGACTGCAACATATCACCACCCCCTCATTACAGCGTAATCCATTTGGAACGACTAATGCGCACAATCAGGTTTTTGTCTCCAGTGATACCAACAATGTAGCCGTCGGCAGCTGCTGGGGTCGTTAACTCTGCACCCGCATAGACCCAGTAGGTGTTGCTGCCCACCGTAAACGAAAAGTTCTGGTACTTAATCGCCACAGGCTTACCAATGTTTGACGGAACAGCAGCCGACGGGTTTTTCTCCCCGTTGCTGTCAATGGGCTGAAGGATAAGCTCTCTGTGCGGAACGCAGTCGGCTACTGAAACCCGCTTCGTCGGCGTCTGCCCAGCGTAGTCCATGCGACTCGACAGCACTGGGTCTTCCGTCTCATCGTGGCTGCCGACCATCACTCCATAAAGCGTGGTAACGGAGCCAAGCAGTGAGCTGGTCGGTCTGGTACCTGCGTTTGCGTAAATAGGCTCAATGCCACCGTTGCTGGTGTCAATTTTCATCAGAACGCCTTCCCTGAGGACGTCCAGAGGCACCGTTCCTGCGAAAGTGTGCTTCCTGACTTCCGAAAACTCAGCTGGACGTGGCGGTGTGAAGAACCCTGCCATTTCATTTCACCCCCTTGTTATTTTGCTAACGGATTTTCCGCAAAGTAGAAGGTGCGCCGATTCGGTTGGTGTTCCGCACCTTCTCTTTTCATCTGTTCTTCTGTCTCCTCGACTTTTTGGTTGGCTAATCTTTTATAGTGTCTCCGCTTTGCTTCAAGCTCTTTGTCCGCAATCTCCTTCGGTCGCTTGAGAAGCACCATCCCGCCGTAGGCTACGGTTCCGTCTTCTCTCCGCTCCCCACCCCACGTGGGGATTTCGCCGTCGGAACCGACGCGAACGTAGTCGAAACCCCGCATCTTCAGCCGATTGATACCGCTTCCGTCGTTGGCTGAAGCCCAGTAATACGACCAGCGGTCGTCGGCGTCTTTGGGGTTCAGCGGACTGACCCCGATGTAGTCATAAATGGTTCTTTCGTTTACCTCTACGGTCGGGGTTTCGTTCGACGCCGTAGCGGTTTCGGTCGTCACAACGGCGTCGTTAACGCTTCGCTGCTCCGCTGCCGTCTGCAACGCTTCGCTGCTCTGCTCTACGGCGTCGGCGGTGGTGGTTTCGGTTTTGGTTTCTTTAGTCTTCATTCTTCAGTCCACCCCCTTTTGCAAACTCTTGTACCAGCCGTCGCTTGAGGCTGTTAGAGTCAAGCTTGAGACGCTGTGCCATTGCTTCAATCTCGGCGGTGCTGTAGGGCAACGGCACAAAATTGCTTTCGCGTCGGCGTTCGCCGACAAGAGACTCCATGACTTCGGTCAAAGCAGAACGCTTCTCCGACTCCGCCTTCATGCCTTTCAACGCCCACATCAACATCTCCACAGTCTCCCGC